AGGTTCAGGCGGAGTTCGAGGAGCGCGTCGCGCGCGCGAAGCCGCCGGCGGGGGCGAAGGCGGACGACTCGGAGGCGGGGCAGAAGAAGGCGCTCGCCGAGAAGCTCGTCGCCGAGGCCGTCGAGGCGGAGCGGTTCGCCGCCGAGGCCGCCGAGATCGCGAAGACCGCCCGCCTGAAGGCCGACGCTGCGCTCGCCGACGCGGAGAACCGCGTGCTCGTCAGCGTTCCCTCGTCGTTCAACCTGAGCATCCGACGCGACAACGGCACGGTCGAGACGCACGCGATCAAGGCTGGCTCGACGACCCTGCCGCGCGAGCACGCGGAGCACCCCTACTCGAAGGCGAACGGGGTCAAGATCCTCGGACTCCCAGCGGCCGAGGCGAAGGCGGCGGCATAGCCAGATGCCCCTGACCGCCAAGGGCGAGGAAATCCTCGCCAACATGCAGAAGGAATACGGCGCCGAGAAGGGCAAGGAAGTGTTTTATGCCTCGAAGAACGCGGGGAAGATCACCGGCGTCGACGAGGCCGGGCTCGAATCGGCGCTGCCGGTCTCGATGTCTCACGCGGACCTCGCCGCGAAGAGCCGCGAGCACTGGGAGAAGGGCGCCGCTCGCCCTGCGCCGTCCGGTTCGTACGGGGACTCGAAGCCGCCGGTCGAGAAGGACGAGAGGAAGCGGTGAGCCCTCCCCGTGATCACCACCGCCCTCCTTCGGTCTGACTTCGCGGAGTTCGCGGACACCGCCAAGTATCCGGACGCCCTCGTCGGCTTCTGGATCTCGTTCGGGAAGTTGCTCCTCAATCAGGATCGCTGGGGCGCCCCGGTCTCACTCTCCGGGATGGCCGCGGCGGTTCAAGCCGGCGGCGCCGGCTACGTCGTCGGCGATGCCCTGACGATCTCCGGCGGGAAGTTCTCCCAGGCGACGAAGCTCGTGGTCGACGCGGTCAACGCCGGCGCGATCGCGGCGGCGCACGCCACGATCTTCGGCGACTACGTCGTCCTCCCGGCGAACCCGGCCGCGGCGACGGGCGGCTCGGGGAATGGGATGGCGACGTTCAACCTGACGCCCGCCTACGGCGACTCGACGCTCTTCGACTTCGGTCTGGAGCTGATGGTAGCGCACAACCTCGCTCTTGAGCGCCGCGCGCTCGACGAGGGCGCGAAGGGCGGCGTCCCGGGCTGGGGGCGGGGACTCGTAAACAATTCGAGCGTCGACAAGGCGACGGTCGGCTACGACACGACCGCCGCGATCGAGGAGGGCGCCGGGCACTGGAACCTGACGACCTACGGGACGCGGTTCAAGCGGCTCATGAACCTGGTCGGCGCGGGGCCGTTCCAGATCATCGACCCGAACGACCTGAACCCGCTCGGGAGCATCTTCGCCTTCTCCGGGCCGCCGTTCTCACAGTTCCCGAACCCGAGCGGCTGATCTCCCATGCGCGTGATCGTTCATCAATCCGGGAAGACTTTCGATCTTTCGAGAGCGATAAAAGATGTGCATGATTTCTCTGGATTCGTGGTCTCGCGCATCGCTGGTTGCGAAATCATCGAGGGCGTCGGATCAGATGCCGGAACGTGGGCCCTGAAATATCGTGGTTCCGTGATCGGGAAATTCAAGAGTCGCTACGAGGCGGAAGAGCATGCCGAGATCGAGTTTGATAACGCGCGCGACGCGATCGCCGAAGGTCACGCCGGCTCGGAGGCGTATCTCGAAGAGATGATCAAGCGCGTCATGCCGAACGTGCGCTATGCTCTGGAGCGCGGCAACTCGCTCGAAGAGGCGATCGCCTACGCGAAGGAACGGAGCACGGCCGGTCCGAAGGTCTGGGAAATCGTCAGGCAGAGGGCGCGCTCGTGATCAAGTCCGGAATGACCGTCAAGCGCGACCGCGTGAAGAAGGTCTGGGAATCGATCTCGAAACTCCCGGCGACGCAGGTCCTCGTCGGGGTCCCGTCGGAGCGCGCGCCGCGCGAGGAGGGCGAGCCGATCACGAACGCGGAGCTGGGCTACATTCACGAGTTCGGGGCGCCGGACGCGAACATCCCGGCGCGGCCGTTCCTCTTCCCGGGAATCCGCGAGGCGAAGGGACGCTTCGCGCGCTACCTCAAGCAGGGGGCGCAGGGCGCGCTCGACGGCGATCAGGGGCGGGTCGATCGCGCGCTCTCCGCGGCGGGGCAGGTCGCCGCGTCCTCGGTTCAGAGGAAGATCACGACCGGGCCGTTCGCGCCGCTCGCCGCATCCACGCTCGCCGCTCGCCGGCGCCGCGGGCGCAAGGGAACGCGGCCCCTCATCGACACTGGTCAATTGCGCAGGGCGATCACCTGGGTCCTGAGGCGCGTGCGCGTCGGACGATTCACCGGGAGGCTCGCCTAGATGCCCCCATACGCGGACGTGAGCGACGCCCTGCTCGACCCGGCGCTCTCGACGAAGATCGACGTTCAGCAGCGCCCGGAGGTGATCGTCGCCGGTCGCTCGACGGTTCCCGCGCCGGTGAACAACGTCGGCGTTGACGCTGTGGTTTGCGCGGCCTCCGGGAACGACCTGGAGCGCCTTCCCGAGGAGGATCGGACGGCAAGGAACATCTCGATCGTGACTCAGTTCCGGCTTCGCGCGACGACGGCGGGATTCAAACCGGACATCGTCACGTGGCCGTCGGCGACCGGCGATCTCTACGTCGTGAAGCTCGTCGACCCTTATCCTCAATATGGGCCGGGGTTCGTTCAGGCGATCGCCGGCGCGATCGCGGCTCAGGATCAGGTGACGCCGTAATGCCAGACTCCTCGGTCGCGGGCTTCCTCGTACCAGCTGGCGCTCCGGCGCCGGTCCCGCTCGAAGGCGCGGCGCTGGAGGACTTCATATCGGTGCTCCTCGTCGGCCTGACCGGGTTCGATCAGAGCCTCGTTCGCCCGGCGTGGCAGCCCGAGCCGCCGGACATGCCGGCCGCGGGGACGAACTGGGTCGCTCACGCGATCATCGACTCCGATCCGGACGTGAACGCGGTCGAGATGCACGAGGTCGCCGGGAACGGCGACAACCTCCTGATCCGCCACGAGGTGATCACGTGGCGCGTCTCCTGCTTCGGTCCCGGGGCCTGGGCGACCGCAGGCGCGATCCGGGACGGCCTTCAGATCGCGCAGAACCGCGAGGCGCTCGTCGCGAGCGGCTTCGGCCTCGTCGAGTGCGGCCGCGCGGTCCCCGCGCCCGTGCTCGTCAAGGACCGCTTCCGTTACCGGGTTGACCTGTCGCTCGCGATGCGCCGCGAGATTCAGCGTCAGTTCTCGGTCCTCTCGCTCCTCGGCGAGGTCGGGACGCTCTCCTCCGAGGTCTTGCAGAATCAGTCGCTCAACCGACCGTAAACGAAGGGAAACGCCATGCCAGCACAGCTCTCGATCTCCAGCCTGATCGCGGTCTCGATCAACCTCTCGCCGCTCCCGGCGCAGGCGCAGAACATCTCCGACCTGCTCATCCTCGGCTCGACCGACGTAATCGACGTCAACGAGCGGATGAGGACGTACACGACCATCACGGGTGTTCAGAACGACTTCGGCGCGGCGGCCCCCGAGGCGCTCGCGGCGGCGCTCTGGTTTCAGCAGGCGCCGCAGCCGACGGAGTTAAGGATCGGGAGGTGGGCGCAGAACGCGACGAGCGCGAAGTTCGTGGGCGGCGCGCTCTCTGGGGCGAACTCGGTCATCGCGCCGTGGAACGCGATCATCACGCCGTCCTTCGAGTTCGAGCTGGACGGCTTGCCGCGCTCGGTCGCGCCGGCCTCGTTCGCTGCCTCGGCGAACTTGAACGCGGTCGCGGCGCTCATTCAGGCCGCCGTCGCGGCGTTCGTCGCGAACTCGACCTGCGTCTACAACTCGGTCTACAACCGCTTCGAGATCGAGAGCGGCTCGACCGGCATTCTCTCGCTCGTCAGCCTCCTGAATCCGCCCACCGCGACCGGCGCCGTGACCTTCGCCGGGCAGCCGGCAGCGAACGACACGATCACGCTCAACGGCACGGTCTGGACCTTCGTGGCCGGGGCGCCCGTCGGGAATCAAATTCAGATCGGAGCCAACACGGCGGCGACGATCGCGGCGGCGGTCGCGGCCCTCTCGGCGTCGGTCGAAGTTCAGACCGTCAAGTTCAAGTTCTTCGGAACGGCGACGGTCCTCGGTCTGAAAGCGACGGCGACCGGCGCCGGCGGAAATGCCCTGACGCTCGCGAAGAACGGGGCTAACCTCGCCGTCTCCGCCGCGACGCTCCTCGGAGGCGGCGGGACGGACATCTCCGGGATGCTCGCCGGGACCGCACTCCTCGGCGCCTACGTCGCGAACGGGATCGCGGCCGAGACCGCGCTCGCGGCGGCGACGCTCTTCGATGCGAACTTCGGGCAGAAATGGTACGGCCTGACCCTCGTCGAGGGACTCGTCGGGGGCGTCGTGACTGGCGGCCCGTCGGACGCGGACCACGCGGCGGTCGCCGGGTTCATCGAGGCGACGACGAACAAGCACATGTACGGGGTCTCGACTCAGGAGGCCGGAGTCATTTCCTCGGTCGATGCGACGAACATCGCCTTCGTTCTGAAGGCCCTCGGGTACAAGCACACCGTCGTCCAGTACAGCTCGCAGTCGCGCTACTCGGTCGTTTCGCTCCTCGGGCGCATCCTCACGGTCGACTACACGGGGAACAACACGGTCATCACGCTGATGTACAAGCAGGAGCCGGGGATCGTCGCGGAGAACCTCAACCCGAGTCAGATGGCGGCGCTCGTCGCGAACAACGCGAATGTCTTCGTCGCGTACACCAACGCGACGGCGATCATTCAGCCCGGGGTCGTCTCCTCGGGGGACTTCGTCGACACGATCATCGGCACGGACGTCCTGGCGATCAACGTGCAGAACGCGCTCTACAACCTGCTCTTCACGTCGCCGACGAAGATCCCGCAGACCGACGACGGGAATCACCTGCTCGTCACGACGATCGAGAGCGTCTGCTCTCAGTTCGCGACGAACGGTCTGCTCGCGCCCGGGGTCTGGAACTCGAACGGCTTCGGGTCGCTTCATCAGGGGGACTTCATGTCGAAGGGGTTCTACGTCTTCGCGCCGCTGATCTCGACTCAGAGCCAGGCGGACCGCGCGGCGCGGAAGAGCGTCCCGATTCAGGTCGCGGCGAAACTCGCTGGGGCAGTCCACACGGTCAACGTCACGATCTCGGTCAATAGATAGGAGCATCGCCATGCCCACACCGATCACGTATTCGTTCAACGAAGTCAAGGCCGCCATCGTTGGCCCGGGCGGGTCGTTCCCGATCGGCGCCGGCGCGGGGGCCGCGGAGGAGGGGATCACGGTTGAGGCGCGCGAGGACTTCGACACGCTCACGATCGGCGCGGACGGTCAGGCGATGCACTCGCTTCACATGGACCGGAGCGGGAAGCTCACGATCAGGCTCCTGAAGACCTCGCCGGTCAACGCGCAGCTCGACGCGATGAAGAATCTCCAGCGCTCCAGCGGGGCGCTTCACGGCGTGAACACGATCACCTTGAGGCAGGTCGCGACGAACGACGTGATCACGTGCGTCGGGGTCGCCTTCTCGAAGGAGCCGACGCTCACGTACGCGAAGGAAGCCGGCATCAACGAGTGGGAATTCTCCGCGGGTCAGATCTTCCGCATCCTCGGTTCGGGGACCTGAGCGATAGGAGCCAAGTCGAATGGAGATGAAAATAGCTGGCAGGACCTACGTGACGGGTCGCCTCGACGCCTTCAAGCAGATGAACATCGTCGCGAAGCTCTCGCCCATGATGCTAGAGCTTCAGAAGTCCATAGTCAGCCTCGATCCGGCCGACTTCGAGGCGGCGAAGACCGACGATGCGAAAGCCATAGAACTCGTCCGGGAATTCTTTGCTTCATTATCGAACCCGATGATCGAGGCGTTCGCGAAGATGTCGAACGAGGACCGCGAATACGTCGTCGGCGCCTGCCTCGACGTCTGTCAGGTCCGGGACCCGACCGCAGGAGCGCTCTCGCCGCTCCGCGTGGCCGGGAGATTGATGTTCGACGACCTCGACTTCCCGGCGATCGCGAGGTTGACGTTCATCGTCATAAAGGAGAATCTCGGGGATTTTTTTCTCAACCCGCTCGGCGGCATGCTCACTCCGAAATCCTAGCCCCGAGCGGGGTCGCGTTCGAGTCGATGAGGGACGGAGAGGATTTTCTGATGAGGCCCGTTTTACGCGGGATGTGCAAGTACGAGAGCCTGCTCGACGGCACGCTCGGGCTCTCGGACGTAGATCGAATGAACGAGGCGATCGACGTCGAGCTGATCAATCAAATTCGCCTCGCGAGGGCCTCCCGTGACTGATCAGCGCGAGGTCATAAAAGAGTTTCTGGCGTCGCTCGGGTATCAGGTCGATGCGCCGAGCGCTCGCAAGTTCCTCGACTCGATCGCGTCGACGTCCAAGGTCGCGGCCAACCTCGGGAAGACGATCGCCGGCGTCGCGGTCGCCGCCGAGGCGATGGTCACCACGTTCGCCTTCTCGATGGAGAAGCTCTACTACTCGTCGCGGAGGACCCACGCGTCGGTCGAGAACCTTCAGGCTCTGCGCTTCGGGGCCGCTCAGATCGGCATCGCGGCCGAGACGGCCCAGGAGGCTTTGGAGGCGATGGCTGCGGCGACGCGGACGAACCCGGGCCTCCGGGGCCTCCTCGACTCGCTCCTCGGGAAGAAGACCGAGAAGATGGATCAGATGCGCGTCATGATGCAGTTGATCCAGCGGCTCTCGGCCATGCCCCACTTCGTCGGGGCGCAGTTCGCGCAGATGTTCGGGATTGACGAGCGGACGTTCTTCATGATGAAGGACCAGCTCCCGCGGCTCGCCGCCGCCGAGGAGAAGCGCCGGCAGATGAACCGCGAGGCGGGGATCGATGCTCAGGCCGCGGCGGCGGCCTCGCGCGAATACGCGAACTCGCTCGGCGAGCTGTGGGAGCGCGTGAAGGTGCTCGGGGACAAGCTCTCGATCGACCTCCTGCCGTATTTCCGGGACTTCAACGATCTCGCGATCCGGGGGCTCCGCGCCCTGACCGCCGTCGACCTAAAACCCCTCGCGGGGCAGATCAAGCTGCTCTACTCCGACCTCAAGGAGACTGTCGAGGGCGCGGGGATCGACTTCGAGACGCTGCCCCGCAAGATGGCGCGCCTCGCCGAGTCGGACCTGGCGGACTTGTTCGAGAAGATCGGCGACGCGGTTCGGGGTCTCAAGACGCTCGCCGAGGCGCGGGTCGATCAGAGCTTGGGCAAGGGAACCGGCGGCGCTAGACCGGAGGACTTCGGCTTGCCCTCTTGGGGATTCGGCCCGAGGGCGTTCCTCGGGTCAGGAGCCACCGCGTCCTTCGGGATAAGCATCGATCAGAAGACCGACATTCACGTGCTCGGCGCCGGCGATCCGGCGGCCGTCGCGCGCGAGGTCGGCGCGGCTCAGAGCCGCGTGAACGGCGACCTCGTTCGCAACCTCTCCGGGGCGATCCGGTGAGCTTCGGCGTCCTCTTGCCGGTCGCATCGATAGGGCTGGACGCGCTCCTCATCCGACCGTCGCGCGGGCTCTTCCCGGCGCTCGCCCTGCCGATCATCGCGCAGGTGACTATCGAGGAGCGGCACCGCGACGAGGTTCAGATCACCGAGCACCCCGTCGAGCAGGGGGCGGAGATCGCGGATCACGCCTTCAAGCGGCCCTCGGAGGTCGTGATCCGCTGCGGCTGGTCGAACTCGTTCTCGCCGAGCCTGCGCAATCCCGCGTCGTTCCTCTCGGCCGCGACCGGGATCGCGGCCGGGTTCTCCTCGCTCCTCTCGGGGAACGCGCCGGATCAGGTCAGGGCCATCTATCAGAGCCTCCTCGCGCTTCAGGAGGCGAGGATTCCGTTCGACGTCGTCACGGGGAAGCGGCGATACGCGGACATGCTCCTCCGCGCGCTCGACGTCACGACGGACAAGGCGTCGGAGAACGCGCTCTTCGTGACGATGACGCTCCGGCAGATCATCATCGTCTCGACGGAGGTCTTCGCCGTCGCCGGCCTCGGCGACGCGGCCGATCAGTTCTTCCCGGGGAGGACCGGGCAGACCGTCAACGCGGGCGGGCAGCAGCTTCAAGCCGCGCCGAACTTCTCCTCGCCATGAGCACGCCCCGCGAGATCCCGCTCGGCCCAGCGCCACGGCGCCTGACCATAACGCTCGCCGGCGTCGTCTGGCAGCTCCGGACGCGCTGGTGCGATCCGCAGGCCGCCTGGGTGATCGACTTCCTCGACGTGAACGGCGCGGACCTGCTCGATGGCGTTCCGCTGGTTACTGGTGTGGATCTCCTGGAGCAATTCGCTCATCTCGACTTCGGCGGACAATTGATCGCGCAGACCGATCACGAGAAGGACGCGCCGCCGACGCTCGCGAACCTCGGTTCGACCGGGCATTTGTACTTCGTGACGCCGTGAGCGACCTCTCCCAATTCGGCGAGCAGCAATACCTCCGGGGCGTCAACCTCGTCGTCAAGAATCAGCAAGTCGGGCGGGCGCTCGCTCAGGCCGACTCCTCCGAGCCGGACCTCCGCTTCCGGTTCCGCACGCATCAGCAAGACGCGGAATCGCCGAATCACGCCGAGGTCAGGGTCTACAACCTCTCGGAGGACACGGTCCGGGAGATCAGGCGGGAGTACGATTCCGTGGTCCTTCAGGCCGGATACCGGAACGGGTCGATCGGGACGATCTTCGCCGGAACGATCAAGCAATTCCGGATCGGGCGCGAGAGCAACGTCGACTCGTATCTCGACCTGCTCGTCTCGGACGGGGACGTCGGGTACAATTTCGGGGTCATCGCCTCGACGCTCGCGGCCGGGCAGACGCTCTCCGACGTGGTCTCCGCGGCGGCGAAGGCGATGGGACTCGCGCTCGACGAGCAGAACCTGCCGACGGATCTCTCGGGCGCGCAGCTCATCCGGGGGAAAGTGCTCTTCGCGATGGGCCGCGACGTTCTCCGCGACGCCGCGCGCTCGATCGACGCGACCTGGTCGATCTCGAACGGCGAGGTGCAGCTCGTCCCGCTATCCGGCTATCTCCCGGGCGAGGCCGTCGAGCTGAACGCGCTCACGGGGATGATCGGCATCCCCGAGCTGACCGATCAGGGCGTCCGCGCGCGCGCGCTACTCAACCCGAAGCTCCGCGTCGGGGGACTCGTCCGGATCAACAACGGCGACATCGTTCAGCTCTTTCAGAGGACGGCGAGCGACCCGACGCGCTTCGACGCATTCCGCGTTCAGGTCCTGCCGAGCCTCTCGGCCGACGGCCTCTATCGGATCTACGCGGTCGAGCACTCGGGGGATACGCGCGGGCAGGAATGGTATTCGGACCTCGTCGCACTCGCCGTGAACTCGAACGAGGTCGCCCCCTATGGCTGAGGTCCCATGAGGCGCGAGGAACGAGTCGAGAGCGCGAACGAGGCGCTCCTCGCGGCCCTTGAGGGTCACGAGGCCGGGATGTGGGTCGCGCTCCCGGGCATCGTTCAGAGCTTCGATCCGACGAAGGCGACCTGCGTCGTTCAGCCGGCGATTCAGGCGCGGGTCCGATCGAAGGACGACGTCACGCCTCCGATTCCCGGAGCGCAACTCGATGAGGCACCGTGGTGGTGGGTCACCATGCCGCTTCTCGTCGACGTGCCGGTTGTCTTCCCCGGCGGAGGGGGTTGGTCGATCACGTTCCCGATCGCCGTCGGCGACGAGGCGCTCGTCATCTTCGCGTCGCGCTGCATAGATGCCTGGTGGCAGTCGGGGAAGGTGGACATCCAGGCCGATCTCCGCATGCACGACCTCTCGGACGGGTTCGCGATCGTCGGCCCGAGGTCTCTGCCGCGGAAGCCGAATCCCGCGATCTCGACGACCGCGGTCGAACTCCGGAATGACGCTGGGACCGTGAAGCTGAAGATCGCCTCGGACGGGACCTCCGTCGAGATCGTCGCGCCAGCGATCAAGCTCGGGAATGGCGGCGCCCTGAAGAAACTGATCAACGACACGTTCGTCGCGCTCTTCAACGCGCACACTCATGGAGGCGTTCTCGCTGGCGGCGGCGTGACGGGCGTCCCGGTCGTGCCGCTGAATCCTCCCGTGGACGGAACGGAGACCACAGTCCTGACCGCCCAATGACGATCCGCTACCGCATGCTCGACGCGAACGGGGACTTCGTCTTCGGCCAAGGCCCGGGGGAGTTCCTCGTGGACTCGCCGCTCGCGGTCGCTCAGGCGATCCGGACGCGGCTCAACCTCTGGGAGGGCGAGTGGTTCCTCGATCGCACGGAGGGCACGCCGTACTCGACCAAAGTGCTCGGGATGGGGACGCAGATGCTCTACGATCAGGCGATCCAGGATCGCATCCTCGGGACGATCGGCGTCAGGGACATCGCTTCCTACTCGTCGAGCCTGGATCAGAACCGGAACTTGGTGATAACTTGCGTCGTCGACACGATCTTCGGAGTCTCGATCCCGATCAACGCGACGCCATCGGCCCCGACCGGGCCGAAGCCGTTCGTGCTCGACATCTCTCAACTCGACAGCGGAGACGTGCTCCAATGAGACCGATCAAACTCTTCCTCGCGGCGGCCCTCGCGGTCGCGCTCCCGACTTCTGCTCTCGCGCAGTTCGCGCAGGGACAAACGCTCTCGGCGAACGCGCTCAACGCGGCGCTCGCGCGCCCGACGATCGTTGGGGGAACGATCGACGGCGCTCCGATCGGATCGTCCGTGGCATCGACGGGAAGGTTCACCTCGCTGACGGCCACAGGACTCGTGACGCTGATCGGAGGGCCGCTCAACGTCGGCGCGGGGACCGTCGGCGCGCCGAGTCTCTACTTCGGAGACTCGGCGACGGGCCTCTACCGTCCGGCGCTCAATCAGCTCGGCATCACGATCAACGGCGCGCAGGTCGGCCTGTGGACGGCCGCCGGTTTGTCCAACGTACCTACTTTCACCGCCACGACGAGCGTGGTGACGCCGCTGGTAGCGTCCGCTTCTGGACCATTGCAATTTAGCTCTGCGACAGGGACCATCAGCACTAATAGTGATAACACGACTCTTCTCGGTGATCCCACTCACAGATGGATTAGTTTTACTGGTACAGCTATTGACTCTGGCACGACCGGGTCACTCGCGCTCAGGACGAACGGCGGGGCTACGCAGGCCAAGATTGTCAATGTGGGTGATGGGACGAACTTTGCAAACATCGAAGGCTCGGCAACAACCTTTGCTCCTGTTTATTTTGCAAACGGTGCCGATACGAACATCGGGTTGCTTTTCAGCACGAAGGGCTCAGGCTCGCTGGACTTCGCGACGGCGGGCACTTTCGTTGGCGATGCCAATACTAACAGGACGATGCAATTCCAAGTCCTACACAACGCCTCCTCCGTCAACGTCCTCAATGTTTCTGGCGGCGCCACGGCGAACGCGGTCACCATCGATGCGCGAGGCACTGACGCGAACGTCAACCTCGACGTGCGGACGAAGGGCACGGGCGCCATCGGATTTAGGACCGACGTTCTCACTACGAACGTCCCTCAGTTTCAGGTCCTTCATACTGCTTCTTCTACCCGCAACGTCACCGTCACCGGCTCGAACGGCGGCAACCCGACGATCGGAGTGACGGCGGGGAATCTGGCGATCACGCCGAACATCAACCTCGGGCAGGCCGCCTCGAGGATCATCCCCGGCGCGACCTCGATCTCGCATCGGAACAACGCAGATACCGCTGATAATTTTTTGATCACCGACGCGGGCAACGCGACGTTGCTCGGCTCGCTCACGACCTCGCAGACAGGTGGGATCGTGGGCACGACGACGAACAACAACGCGAACGCGGGCAGCGTCGGCGAGGTGCAGTCCTGCACCGTCGCCACGGGGGC